TCAGCCGGAACGCCACCCCAACGCTGCGATTTCAAACATTATTCTTGGATGAGAGAAAGAAATATAGATATTTCTGTCTTGTGAAAAATGCCATTCAATTACACCGGCGGCCCCACTGTATTCGCGCGGAGCTATGCCTCCAGCTTGGGTTACCCGGATCATAAGTTCTATCCGGGCATCGTCACTCCATAGCTTGTACTGAAGGATCGCACTGGGTGCGCTTGTAGGAATTAGATCACTGAGACTTACACCTATTGGCTTAGTCCACTGCGGAGGCAGTCGATTGCCGACCGCCTCCCCTGGCCTACCGTTTAGGCGCGTCGAAACAATTCCGTTACGAATTAGAACTTCCAGTTTGAGGGTAAGGAAACCGTAGCTTTTACCATCCTTTGTTTCCACGGTTCGATGAGCGTCATCCGCGTAGCCATATACCGCATCCTTTGCGACGAATACTATCGACTTGGTTCGGCAGTTGGCCAATCGGATCTTATTTCCATCCGGAAACCCCATTATTTCCCAATCATCGTCGACTGGGGGCAACTCGACATCCGCTGAGTCGAAGTAGCGCGCAGGTGGGTGCAATCTAACTATCTTATTCAAATTCTGCCTAATGAAATGTGGCCAATTCATCCCGTGTCCCTTATAAGATCGGCTGATTCGCTGTTGCTGTCATACCCACGCTCACAGCATTCTCAGCGATTTTCCGATGCCCGTCACTTTAGAAGCCGACAGTTATTAGAGGAGGTCGTTGGGTCCGTTCGTCGAGCACACCGACGTCCGATAAGCGCAGATTTTGTAGCCATTGAAGAAAGCAGCGAGATGCCTGCAGTTCCGAGAATTCCTCTTTCGTGGTCACGAAATAATGGCAATCGATAACGCGGCGCATTTGGCTTTCTCAATTATCAGTCTCTTCGATCAATTGCTCTGCCCGGTGGTACTTATCGACGCAGGCGTTGAGGTCCCGCACGATGTCACATCCGAGGGGCTTTGATCTGAGGCATAAGGTGGCTCACATGGTAAGCACACCGCCCGAAAAGCAAAAAACCGCTATCGGCTTTCGCTGATAACGGCTTTCTGGTATTTGGTTGCGGGGGCAGGATTTGTTATTCAGAAACAACGCATAAAGCTGACATAAAACTTCTGCGCCTCGCCTAGAGACATCATCCCCACGTTTTCGCTGCTCTGGGCTTATGGCAATTTACCAAAGTTGTGCATCAAAGCAAAAATCCTCGCTGGAGACCATGCGAGACCCCACCTTCCCAGGACCTCGTCAAGAAACTACGAACATCATTAAACAGCTGCATTACAACGTCCTCATAAACAGGATTTTTTACATATCCTTCTCGATAGCGATACTCCCGATCCGTGTTTTTTTGCTTACGAAGAACATAAATCTGATCAATCTTAAATTTTCTAAGATTCACGGCTTCGGTCAGCTTCAACCACTCCGCGACGACCAGGTATAGCGCATTTGGATTCCGATGTTTAATGATTTCTGACGCCGTAGATGCATCTTGCAACATAGTCTTATCAAGATATGTTTTGCATTCAACAGCCACAGCCGGCAAGTCCCAGGTTTCGAATTCTCGCTGAGGCTGGCCTGCGGCGCGAAAAGACGCATCTATATGAACACCAATAGCAAAGTCATGATCCTTCCGTTCCACAAGAATCTGAGGCGTCACAAGCATCTCTTGAAAGCTATTTGCTGTGAAAAATAGGTCTTTAAATGTATGAGACTTCCCGATCATCGCAGAATTTGAAATGGATTCGACAAGATCCCTAAAAAGGTAATACATAAACTCTTCAAGAACAGAAGAATGCAGGTTCGAACGAGAATCGAATTTTTCAGCGTAATGTTGTTGATCAATGAAATCTTTATATTCATTAAACAACGCTACTCTTCGATTAATAATCTCCATATCTCGTTCATCGGGATCACGGACGGGACCGCGTAAGCTCAAATTGGCTGCCTTCCAATCTTCGTACTTTGCGCGAATCTCCCGAAGGAAGCGGCAGGACTCATCATCACGGTATTTTGTTAAATGATTTTCTTTCTGTTGCAGATTATTTCCGTGAACGTACATCCGATGCCTCTTTATGTTCTTTGAGTTGAGATAGGAGATTATTTGCCACAGCACGGGCTAACAACGGGGGAACCGCGTTCCCGATTTGATTGTACTGACAAAGAAATTTTTCTTCTTCGCGCCCTTCTCTGGCTAAAAGCTTGTGACTAACGACGGTTGGCTTCCCCAAAAATCGGAAGTTATCCGGGAAGGACTGAATTCTAGCCCCTTCGCGAGCCGTAAAATTTCGATGCTGATACGGATGTACAAAATTTGCATAGAAAGATGCGGGCACCGTATGGCAAGGACGATGAGGATACATTCGACGATTATTTTGATCAAAAACTGCTGTCGCCATCTCCGTAGTGTTGCGTTTTCTAGGCTTTAAATGATCTGGAACGTCATTACCAGACTGCCCCCATTCCATATGAGAAAAACGCTCCACCATTCGGGGCGTGTGATTCATTGCTTTGTGATTGAAAAGAATTTCAGAGCCTTGCCGTAACATCCGCTGGTAGTCCGTCTGAGGAGAAGATGTATATGCCGATTGCTCTCCCCCCTCGCTGGCGCGTAGCTCGGGAAGGTCCGATATGGCATCCCAAAGTGTTGGACAGGATGGTAAAGGCTTGTCAAATAAATCCCCATCAACATTCGCTGCGCGTAAAACGTGGGTCGGCTCAGGAAATGGCCTATCAAGGGAAAATACGGAAGCGATAACAAACAAGCGTGAACGTGTCTGGGGCACGCCGAAATCAGTAGCCTGCAATACCTTAGAGTAAACGTGGTAGCCCAACTCCCTTAGGGAGTCGGAAATGATCTCAATTACAGGCCTGCCTTCACTCGTTTTTGCGGCAAGAAGGTTAGGAACATTTTCCATAACCATGAATGTGGGTGAAAACAGTCGACCGATACGAACGAACTCTTTGAATAGTGAATTTCTAGGGTCTTTAGGATCTCCAGAATTTCGATTGGCTATTGAGAAACCTTGGCAGGGAGGGCCGCCTACAACGATGTTGGGAGAAAGCTCTCCAAACATGGAAATGAATTCGTCATCGGACACCGCCGATATATCTGCTTTCATCACTACTGCGCTGGGATGATTATGTTTGAACGTGTCAGTTGCCCAACCGTCTATTTCGACAGCACCAACTACATCACAGCCAGCCATCTCAAATCCCAAACTAAACCCGCCGGCACCTGCAAAGGTATCCAAGACACGGAGTTTCGTTTCGAGGTGAGGTTTGGTCATATTAGTCCCATTGTTACTTAGCAAAAATTCAGCGGACGATTATCTCCGATTCCTTACTCATTTGCTTGTTGCTGTCGCGAAAAGATGTCATTTTGAAAATACTTTTCTCCGAAGCACTAGGCATTACATGCCTTTCCCCCCCTTGGATAAAAAGTCCGATAGATGCGTCAAAATGCGTCAGATTGGATCTCCGTCGGACGGGTCACGTGGTCAGGCTTGGCGGGCTCCTCCGCCTAACGCAAATTTGTGTCAAAACTGACCCATGTAGCGGGCAGGCGCGGGGTGGGGGCAACCGCGCGCGCAGGGCCAAGAAAGTGAATTATACTGTTCATACGTACAGTATAATTTCTCCAACCGCCATTCATTGTTGTCAATATGTCATTCCCCACTTATCCCGCGCCAATCCCGCCAGGGAGCCCTGTCCAGCCCGCCTCGCCCATTCAGTTCGCCGGCGAGCCGCTGGCTCTGCACATCTCGCACAAGCCGCATGTCGGCTTCCCCAGTCCGGCCGCCGACTACAAGCGATTCGACCAAGACACCGTACGCCTTCGCCAGCGCTACCGGTACTCATCGCTGGGCGGCACGCTTGAGCACGTGACGTCGCATTACAAAACGGATGAGGCGGCGCTGCCGCACGTGGGATGAGCATGCAAGTGACCGTTTATCAGATGCGCCGGAACGGCGTAGAGATCCCCGGCGAGCTGTTAGGCGATGAGGCGCGCAATATTGGTGAGCTGCGCTTGGGGGTGTTCCACGATGGAGAACGACGCCGGCCAACCAAGGCGGCGCGACTTCAGCGGGACAATGGTGACGTGATCATGGAGCTGGTTGATGTCCATGTCGATGCTATCAAAGCGTCGCGCATGGTGATCAAGGGCATCGAGCGACGGAAAACAGATCGTGGCGTGGCGGAGTTTGCGCAGGCCTGGCTATGCGTGCAGGCAGGAGGACCACTGCTGGAGACATCAAGAGAGAAGTTCTTCAAAAGCAGCGGCGGGACACAACATTAGGCATAATGGTTTGGCTCGTTGTCGAGCTTTTCTTCAGCTTCTATATCGGCTGCGCATACAACAAAAATAAAAAATGTGCGCACCAGGCTCCGTTACAAAGCAGCACAGCTCATCAACAGCGTGACTTAGGAAAGCAATGGAAACATCCCTTACCTTTGGCTTCGCCTACAGGGGATTCGATATCACCATCATCGGATACGAGATCGATGGCGGTTGGCGAATGGCCCTTGAACTGCGCAAAGGAGAAGAGGTTGAGATTATCCGGGACACTGCCAATGTTTATCCTGACTTCAACAGCCTGCGTAGTATGGCAATCTGGGCTGCGCATCTGAAAATTAAGAGCCTCACAGACGCGTGAAGTCATCTCTAGCCTGCAAGATCGGAGACTCGGATTGAACTGCATCACCGCTTTGTGCTATTTGCACGGTTTCCACAGTTGAAATCAGAAGCGGCAGCGGGCATGGTTTAACTAATAGCGCATCAAAAATCTGCCGAGCTTGCCAAGAGTTTGGCAGTGGCGTCGCGCTGAGTAAGACGATAGGAATAGCTGAAAGCTGCGTATTATTTTTTACCTTACTCGCGAATTCCAGTCCGTCCATTACGGGCATGCGTAGATCGGTCAGCACAACATTCACCACCACATCGGGACACAACAGCATGGCATATGCTTCGGCACCATTTGACGCTTCTAACACTCGGTAGCCTCTCTCGGAGAAAATCTCCGCAAAGATGCTGCGCACATTCGAATCGTCCTCAGCGATTAGTAGACTACGTTGTCTCCCGTGCATGATGTCAACCCTCCGCTCCTGGCTATATGCCCGTTAAGGGTTTTATTGGCTGAACCTATTATGGACCTACCCGACCACAGTTTCATGTCAAAAGTCCCGCAAAATGGGAATTTCAATTAAGTAAATACCGCTAAAAACTACGTCAAATCGAGGACATATGAGTTATGCAACATCTAAAATTCTCGCATCAAGAGAAAATTATGGACGCCCTATTTTGCTGGGCACCGATGACACGCTCGTAAAGGTCCCGACAATTTAAATTGCAAATCGCAGCGCCGACTCGACCTTTTCGATACAAAAGTTACGGATAACGGGAAGGAAGGTTATTCCATGAGTTGCTGGGGAAAACGCTATGTGTTTCTTCGAAATGGTGCCGGCTAATATTGAGATGAAACGAGCTCTGCTTGTACAAAGGCGTTAGACTTTGGATAAGAAATTTGGCGCATGAACTCGCTTTTGTACAAGCGTCCGGCCACACTTAATTGCCAGATATAAAAAAAATCGACACCACCAGGCTAATGAAAGCCAAAACTACTATTGCCTTTCTTTGGCGAAGAAGGGGCTAGCTCGTGGTCTTCGATGAAGAGCAAAAATTCAACGTGCAGCTTCATTGTCGTGAGTAGTTTAGAAAATCGGTGATCAGCTGAAGTGCAATCCTCAAGGGGATGCTTTTCAAGATTATCAAAGATTGCGCGAATATCGGCCGCTTCAGCGCCGGCCGCATGCATTTCGATTAAGCACTTTCTCACCTGTACTCTTATCAAATCACCGACGATTTGCCCTTGATCCGCCTTCTTCCCAATCTCCCGTATTACCAATGCATATCGCCCGACTATCTCCTTCAACATAACCTCAGACATTTCTTCTCCAATTTATTCTGTGCATTATTCACCAAGGCGAACAGAGATCATCTGCTGCAGATTGGAGAAACATGGTTCTAGATGTTGCGGCGCTCAGGAAATAAGTTTCCCCGATCCGTTGGCGGGCCCATCCTAGAACCAGAATTCAAGAACCTTTCACTTACTCAGAAAAAGCCTATGAAGAAAAGGCTGAATATGAAGATGGTCAGCCCTGACCAAGCTATCAGCACCCCGCACATCTTATTGCTATTCAACATGCAAAACTTGACCACATAGCACTGCACAACAAAAAGCGCGGGATAGGCTGCACTCACGAAAAATAGTCGTACCGGAAGAGAATTCTCCAGGTGAGATGAAAGCTTGTTGATGTTTGCGACTAGGCCCAAAAATGTCGCAGTAGGACCCAAGACAAAGGCACAGAAAATCACAGGCAATGCTGATGCTATGAGTCCTCCTTTGGCACATCTTTCGAAAATCTTCTTATTGTTCAAATCCGTTCCAAGCCAAGAGAATAGACGTACTGGCTAGGCGTGAAAAGAACGTGTTGACTCAACGTACGAGCGCCCTCCAAGCATCAGCCTAGAATTCCGCATGATGCAAGCACAACAGTTCGGTGGGTATCAGGAATTTCCTTACTTTGCGGCAGCCATCATCTCAATTCCTATTTCCCCTGAATCTTCCATGCTCTTTCCTGCCGCTCGAAGTCGTCACGACAGTCGTGGTTGCAAAAAAATAGATCAGTCGCCACTATTTCGGCGCAAAAATGGCAACGGCGATCCGGTATCAGTGACGGTGCGCGTCGGGCTGCTGCGAGACTAGCCGCGATAGTGCTGTATATCGTGTTGTCAGCGTTATCCGCGTAATCGCTCATGCTTATTTCCCCTCATTGGTAGGAAGTTGATAGGAGCGGAAACGGACCACCTCCTGGCCGGCCCACTCGTTCAAGGAAAGGAACTGGGCTTGCAGCGGCTCAATCTCATTGCAGCCGAATACGGCGGCGGCCTTAGTCACATCGCCGAAGCCGCCGGTGTTGTTGGGCATGGTGCCGAGCAGTTGCGGAGGCACCCGGTGTGCGGCCAGCACGTCGTCGCGCGTGCAGTTCTTGATGTTGAAAAATTCGTCCTTGGCCGCGATCTCGGAAACCGGCAGGATCTGCAAACCGTCCTTCTTTCCGCCAGGTGCATACACAAACAGGTTGCGGAAATTTCCAGGCCCTTTGCTGTTGCGCATCGCCTCGCGCAGCTTGTCCACGTCGTTGACGTTGCTAGCCGTGTCGGTCATGTAGAGGATGAAGCCGGCATGCGAGCCGTTGAGGTAGTAGCGACGGCGGAAGAGCGTGGCCGACTCATTGAGCCAGGCAGATTGCAGCGCGCTCACGTACTGCGGCACCCCATACACCTCCTGGTTGATATCTGGGGCCTGCAGGTGCCAGATGCCGTCCCGCTCGAATTCGTAGGTATCCCGCCAGCCGTTGACGAAGAAGTAGCGGCCTTGCTCTACCCCGACGCGCGTGTATTTGGCCAATGCCGGCTTGAGGTTCAAGAGCTTGCCCGTCATGCTCTCGCGCCGCTCGGCGTAGCAGTTGCCGAACAACAGGAAGTCCAGCGCCAGGCGAGTGAAGTCTCCCCGAGACAAGACGGCGGATGGCTGGAAGGTGGAGGCCAGGATATTGACCTTGCACCAGATCGCACTGGCGTGGTGGACACTGGCATTGAGAGACTTGGCCAGGCCGGCCATGCTCAAGGGAGGTTCGTACCAGTCGCCATTACGGTAGCACTCGACGTCCGCCAGCATGTCACGGCCTTCCAGCACGGGCGAAGGATCGCCGAAAGAGAACGCTTCAACGGATGGCGCCGGCGGCGCTTCGACCTTGGCCGCCAGCGTGTTGTCGGATGCAGCCGCGCGGCGGCGTGCTCGGTGTTTCATTAGAAGAACTCCATGGAGGAAGTGTTGTTGGCGGTGGTGCCTTCGAACGGCTCGTAGTCGAGGGCATGCATGACTGACCAGGCCAAGTCAGCGTGGCCAGTTTCTTCGGAACGGCCGGCGTCATAGGTGACCGCGCGCCCGCTGGGGGTGAGGATTTTGCGAATGGCCATGAAGGACTGCGCGATGTCGGTCCAGCCGGCATCGAATTGCAGGCGACCGCTGCGGATGATGTTCTGTGCCTTCAACACCATGCGCGTTTTGACTTCCGGCGAGTAGCTGATAGCGGTCACGCCCGGGAAGAACTGTTTCACCAGGGGATAGACGCCCACGCCCATGCCGGTGGTGTCGATGCCGATGTACTGGACGTTGTAGCGGCCGCACATTTCCTTGATGAGAGCGGCTTGCTCCGAAAAGTCTTTGCCGCGCCACTGGTGGCGCTCCAAGATGCGGAAGTTACCGCCGGGGACCAGCGGTGGCGCAATTACCGAGCAGCCGGCGCTGTCGCCCGTCAGCGAAGGGTCGTAGCCAATCCACACCGGCCGGTGGCCGAAGGGGCGTGCCGTAAACGGCTTATAGTCGTCCCAATCCACCCACGAATCGACCATGCCGCGCTGCAGATCCGCCAGGGGGAACACCGACGCAGAATCGTCGATGAAATTACACATCAAGAGGTTGTCGAACTGGTCCGGCGAATATTCGAAATCGCGCAGCTCGTCGATGTCGAACAGATCGCAGCCACCGGCCGCAGCGTCCATGATCGTGACGATCTGGCGCCAGATTTTGTCCTCGCCCGTGAAACCCGACGACAGCCGCTTATGGCTGACATCGATATTCACCTTGTCGCCCTTAGCGCGGCGCTTGTTGAACGCCTCGCCGGTCCAGAACGGATAAGCCTGGTGCGTGGTCGCCGAGGGCGTCGAGAAGTAGGTTTTACGCCACTTCTTGTGCAAGGCCATGCCGGACGCGACCTTGTTCAGCTCGGTGAAATTGTGCGTCCAGAAGAATTCATCGAAATAGAAGTTGCCGTGATAGCCCTGCGCGGTTCGTGCATTCGTGCCGAGGAAATACAGGTGCGCGCCGTTCGGCAGAACGATAGGATCGCCCGACAGCTCCACGCCGCATGCATCCTTCGCAAACTGGATGATGTACTGCTTGAAAACATGCGCCTGTGACTTCGAGGCCGAGAGAAAAATCTGATTGCGCCCGGTCTGGATCGCATCAATCAGCGCCTCGCGCGCGAAGTACCAGGTCGCGCCGATCTGGCGCGACTTCAGAATGATGCGCGTGCGCTCGCTGCCGTTTCGATACCAGACCTTTTGATAATCGAAGAGCGAATCATTGAAGGCCTCGACGATGCGCTGCTGCGCCTCATCGCTGAACTCGTTGCGCACCGGCTTTTTCTTCGGTCCGGCATTGCGATTTGCGATCTTGGGATTGAGGTCAGTCTCATTGCCTCCCGGCTGCTCATAGCGGCGCACGCGCGCTGCCTGCACAAGCTGGCGCATCAGCGCGTCGAGTTCCTTGTACTCGCCATTGCCCTTTACTTCCTTGGCGATCAGTTGCACTATGCGCGCTTCAAGCGCAATCTCTACGCGCTCAAGGCGCGAGACCTTTTCCCATTCATCGCGGTGCTTCCAGCTATTGACCGTGGAACGCTTAATCTTCAGGTGGCGCGCAATCGACGAGATGCGCCAGCCCTCGAAATACAGGCGGCGCGCGACCTGTCGAGGCTCGGCCGCCTGGTCGATGCTGTCCTTGATGTCTTCTGGAATTTCTAACATGCCGCAAGCGTAGGCGGCGCGCGCGCGTAGCGGGGACTTTGCCGAGTCGCTATCCCCCTTATCAACCCTCACTTGATTGATGCATTTCGCCCATCGGCAGAAGATGACGTTATCCGATCAACCGATAACGAGCGCGAAATCTCATGGCAACCAAGAGCAAATTTTTCCGCGTCGCGACCGAGGGCGCGACCACCGACGGCCGCAGCATCAGCCGCGAGCAAATCCAGCAAATGGCCGACAGCTACAACGTGAAAACCTACGGCGCTCGCGTGTGGGTTGAACACCTGCGCAGTCTGCTGCCTGATGGCCCGTTCAAGGCCTATGGCGACGTGCTGTCGCTGAAGGCCGAAGAGGTCGACACCGAAAGCGGTAAGCGCTTGGCGCTGTTCGCACAGATCGAGCCGACGCCCGCCCTGATCGCCATGAACAAGGACCGTCAGAAGATCTACACCAGCATCGAGCTGGCCGATAAGTTCGCCGACACCGGCAGTTCCTATCTGGTCGGCCTGGCCGTGACCGACAGTCCGGCCAGCCTGGGTACCGAGATTCTGCAGTTCTCGGCCACCAATCCGAAGGTCTCGCCTTTCACTCCCCGCAAGCTGAAGCCGGAGAACCTGTTCTCCGAGGCCATCGAGGCCAATATCGAATTCGAGGAAGACGGCCCCAGCGTGGCCGAGACCATCAAGCAACTGTTCAGCCGCATTGGTGGTGGTGAGAAGAAAGCCGATGCCCAGCATGCCGACGTGGTGGCCGCTATGACCGCCGTTGCCGAAAAGGTGGGCGAGTTCGCGCAAGAGGCCGCGCAGGCCGGCAAGATCGCTGCCGAAGCCGTGTCGCGCCTGGAGAAGCTGGAAAAGCGCGTCGGCGATGAATCGACCACCGCCGAGCAGTTCCGCCAGACCATCAACCTGACCGACAAGAGCAACCTGCAGCGCCCGCCGGCCACCGGCGGCGGCAACAGCGGCACCGTGCAGACCGAGTTCTAAGCTGTCGGCCGACCAAGTACACCATTTCCGCATTTCACTGGAGCAGAACACATGAAGAATCAGACCCGCGCCGCCTATAACGCCTACACTTCGCGCCTGGCGACGCTCAACGATGTCGCCGGCGGCGCCGTCCACTCCACCTTCTCGGTGGACCCGAGCGTGCAGCAGAAGCTCGAAGACAAAATGCAGGAATCGTCCGAATTCCTGGGCAGCATCAACATCATCGGCGTCGATGAGCTGGAAGGCGAGAAAATCGGCCTGGGCGTATCCGGCCCCATCGCCAGCCGTACCGACACGCGCGGTGACAAGCGCCGCAGCACCCGGGATGCGTCGGCCATGACCAACACCCGTTATCGCTGCGAGAAGACCAACTTCGATACTCACATCACCTATGCCAAGTTGGATGCCTGGGCCAAGTTCCAAGACTTCCAGACCCGTGTGGCCAATGCGATTCTGAAGCGCCAGGCGCTGGACCGCATCATGATCGGTTTCAACGGCGTGAAGGTCGCGGCCGATACCAACCTGGCGCAGTATCCGCTGCTGCAGGACGTCAATAAGGGCTGGCTGCAGCAGATCCGCGAGAACTCGCCCCAGCGCGTCCTGGGCCTGGTCGGCCAGGACCTGCCGGGCAAGGTGGTCATTGGCAGTGGCGCAGGCGCGGACTACGCGAACCTCGACGCTGCCGTGTATGACGCGGTGACCAATCTGGACCCGTGGTATCAGGACGATACCGGCCTGGTGGTGATCGTCGGTCGCGAGCTGCTGCACGACAAGTATTTCCCGCTGATCAACAAGGAAAAGGCGCCGACCGAGACCCTGGCCGCTGACGTCATCATCAGCCAGAAGCGCATCGGCGGACTGCCGGCGGTGCGCGTGCCGTCCTTCCCGGCCAATGCCATGCTGATCACCCGCCTGGACAATCTGTCGATCTACTTCCAGAACGGTGGCCGCCGCCGTCGCGTGGTCGACGAACCCAAGGCCGACCGCATCGAAAACTACGAATCGTCGAACGACGCCTATGTGATCGAGGATGAAGGCCTGGCCACGCTGGTTGAAAACGTGGTGCTGCAGGATGCGGCAGCAGGCGGCGCCTGATGTCCCGCCTGTCTCCCGCCGCGCGCCACCGTGAGCGCATGCTCGGCAAGCTGGCAGCGTCCGCCGGCGAGCCGGGCGGCGTGACCACCGGCAGCGCCTATGAGCTGATGTTGATGAAGCTCCACGAAGACCGGCGCACGCTGTCCAACATCCAATCGATCGAACGCAAGATCGAAATGAAGGCCACCATGCTGCCGGCCTATCAAGACTGGATTGATGGCGTGCTGTCCGCCGGGCGCGGTGCTCAGGACGAAGTGCTGGCCAATGTGCTGGTGTGGCACATCGATGTGGGCGACTACGAACGCGCCCTGCAGATCGCAGGCTATGCCATGGAACACCAGTTCATGCTGCCAGATCGCTACAACCGGACCTTACCCACGCTGCTGCAGGACGATTTCGCAGGCGCGAGTCTGGGCGGCCGGCTGAAGGACGAGCCTGCACGGGCGGCCGATATCCTCCAGCAGGTCCTGGCCATGACGGGCAATGCCGATACGCCCGACCAGGCGCGCGCCAAGGTGCATAAGGCGCTCGGCCTGGCCCTGCTGGAGCTGGTCAATCAGGTGGACGCCGAGAACGTAACAGCCGCCTCGGCAGACCATGCCACGGCGGCACTGCAGCACCTCACCCGCGCATGTGAGCTGCACCAGGCGGCCGGCGTCAAGAAGGACATCGAGCGGCTGGAACGGCGACTGAAGAAGTTTGCCGAGCCGGCCAAGTAAAGAGCACCCCACGGCGCAGGGCGGCCCGGGAGGGAAGCGGCATTGTCCGTCGGATGTCCCGGCCACCGCCCCCTACATTCTCCAAGACCATGAACTACATCGATGACGTGCCGGTGACGCCGGCACCGGCCGCGCCGGCCGAGGTGAAGGCCATCACCAACGACGGATTTTTCCCGGACATCAGCATGCCGGACATGCGGGACGCTATGCGGCTGGACTCGACAGTAACCGATGCACGCCTACGCCCTGCCCTGGTGGACGCAATTCTGACGGCCAATCGGTTGCTACGCGACTGGCAACTGCAGCACCTGGCCAGCGGTATCGAGAAGCTGGAACAGGTGCCGGCGCTGCAGGTAGATGGAGAAAGCCAGTATCTGGCGCACTACCGCCGAGCGGTCTATAGCTTCGCCAAGGCCGATATTTTCGAGAGCTACCGGGACTACGACACCACCGCGAGCGCGCTGACCGACAAGAAGAACATGGAATGGATGGACACGGCGCCGGACGTGCAGCGCCGTAACGGGCATTGGGCCATCAATGACATTCTCGGCCGCACGCATGCGACCGTAGAGCTGATCTGATGCAGGTCCGCAGCCAGCAGGGCGACACGCTCGATGCACTGGTGTTTCGCTACCTGGGCGCCAGCAGCGGCTATGTGGAACAGGCACTGACCTTGAATCCATCGCTTGCGGCGCTTGGCGCCGTGCTGCCGGCGGGCACGATGGTCACGCTGCCGGATGCGATGGAAGCGCCGACCAGCGCGCGCGACAGCATCAGTTTGTGGGAATGACGACATGAACAGCAAATCAATGACAAGGGGAAATCACGTTATGGCAGCAGAATCCGCCGGTGGCATCGCTGCCATCCTGAAAATCTACGGCATCAAGGCCGTGCTCGGCATGGTCGGCGCGGCGCTGTTGTATATCGTCCTGCCGCCGCGCAATGCAGACGGCTCGTTCAACGAGAAGGAATTTGTGGTGCGTCTGGCCTGCGCCGGTGCGTTCTCCATCATGTTCGGCGACCTGGCGTTTTCGGTGCTGCTGCAGCATGTGCCGACAATGGCCGCTGTGCTCGGACCGAAGCCGGTCGATTTGATGGTCGGCGCGCCGGCCTGGTGGATCACCCGGGCCGTGGCCCTGTGGTTCCAACGGCGCCAGGGCAAGGACATTGCCGAGCTGGCGCGTGACGTGAAGGAATCGATTTGAACGCCATCGACAATCGTCGCGCATTCCTGGGCATGCTGCGCTTTTCAGAAGGCACCTCGAATTCGCCGACCACGCGTGACCGAGGATATGACCAGATCGTCGGCCGAACCCGTTTCGCCAGTTATGCCGATCACCCTCGGGTGCGTGTCTGGATTCCACGCATCAAGAATTGGTCCACTGCGGCCGGCGGTTACCAGTTGCTGATGCGCTACTACGACATCTATCGCCAGCGGCTCGGTCTGACGGGTTTCGGGCCAGACGTGCAAGACACTATCGCTCTGCAGCAGATCAGGGAATGCCGGGCCTTGCCCGACGTCGATGCTGGCCGCCTGCAGGAGGCCATCAGCAAGTGCAGAAACATCTGGGCGTCGTTGCCAGGCGCTGGATACGGCCAATTCGAGCATCGCTATGTGGATCTCGAAAAGGCATTCACGCGGGAAGGCGGTGAGGCCATCGTGCTGCCCACCTTGAAGACCAGCGAGGAACTGCACCTGGCCTTCGTGGAAGCCGGCGGAGTGCTGGCATGACGCTCACGGACACATGGCGCACGCGCCTGCGCGTCTTGCTCGACACCAGTTTTCTGGCCCTGGCTTTTGCTGCGGCGTGGACGATTCAGGGCTGGCGAAAGAATGCGGATATCGACAACCTGAAATCCGGCATTGCTACCGCCAATCAGGCCGCCGCTGATGCCCGCGCCGAGCGTACGCAAAAGGTGCTGCAGGCCGAGCGCAACGCCCGCGACGCCATCCAGGCCATCACCGACAAACTCACCAATGAAAGGGATGCTGCACGCAATGAGAAAGACGCCTTTATTGCTGGTGTGCGCAGTGGCGCTATCCGGCTGTCAATCCCCGTTATCGCTTCAGTGCCCACCGGGGCCGGTTGCGCAGATACCGGCACTCCCGGCCGACCTGGCCAAGAAGCGCGAGCCGAACTTACGCCAGCGGCAGCAGAATTTCTTGACGACATCGCCAGCGATGGTGATGACGCCATCCGACAAAGCAATGCCCTGATCGACGCCTACAACGCCTTGCGCGAGAAACTGAATGTACAAGCCCAACAATCTGCGGGACTATCTGCGCAAGGCCATTAAGGATCTGGTGCAGAATCCGGACAAGCTGCACATCTTCATCGATGAGGGCGGATCACGCGCCACCGGCACGGCCGGTCTGTCCTTCGAGTACGACTATGTGCTGAACCTGATCTTGACCGATATCGGGCTGGACCTCGATCTGGTGTTCGTGCCGCTGCTGGCCTGGATGCGGGTTCATCAGCGCGAATCCTTCGCCAATCCTGAGAATGCCAGGAAGGCGATACGTTTCGAGGTGGACATGAACAGCGCCACATCCCTGGACTTGTCCATCAAGCTGGCGCTCACCGAGCGCACTATCGTGAAGCGACACGACGGTGGCCGCCTGGAAATTGTCCATGCGGCTGAGCCGCAGCTTACTCCACCTTTCCCGGATGACTTCTGGCGGCTCTACCAGGGCGAGACCCTGCTGACCGAGTGGGACGTGCCGAAGCTGCCATGAGTGATGATCTGCAACGTCTGGAAGAATGGGCCGGTGCCCTCATTGCCAAGCTGCAACCCGCACAGCGGCGCCAACTCGTGCGTAAGGTCGCCAATGACTTGCGGCGCGAACACGCCCGCCTGATCGCGCAGCAAGTGGCGCCGGACGGCACGCCCTATCCGGCACGCAAGAATCGCAAGGAACTGCGCAGTAAATCCGGGCGGATCAAGCGGCAGAAAGCGGCTATGTTCGGCAAGCTACGCACGAATACCTATCTGCAGATTCGAGCGGATGCGGACCAGGCATCGGTCGGCTTTTTTGGAAAGGTGGCGCGCATTGCGCGTGTGCATCATGAGGGGTTGCCTGACAAAGTTGCTCCTCGCGGCCCGAATTACAAATACCCAGCCCGTCCGCTGCTGGGGTTCACTACCACTGATGCGGCAAAGATCCGAGAGCTTCTGCTTGAACACTTGCAGGAAGCCCGATAGCTCAGCTATTTGTCAGCAAGATATGCGACGATCGATCTCACCTTAGCTTAATGAGGCCGACGTATGAAAGCGCGCAGTAGAGAAAACGCAGTGAAGCTTCTGATCCAGACTTTAGGAATGGCGTTGGTGTGCGTGTCAGGAACAGCACTGGCAAAAGATAAGCTGCGACAGGGCTACTCTGCCTGGCATAACGAAGATCCGTGCGACGCACAGTGCCGCGAGGGTGACAGGCCTGTCACGCACATGGTACGGGACATCTGGTTATATCGACGTGGAGATCAGCTCTGCGGCTTTGTAATGATGGCCTACGCGCCAAGAGGAAAAGTCGCATCAGGACGGATTGCGGGAAAGCTGAAAAAAGACGGTAAATTTTTATTCAACTTTACGGACGATTGGAGCCACGATGGAAATTTTGGCCTTGCTGAGCTTGATATTCAGCATGGCACGCTGAGGGTAAGGCAATTAGAAGGTACTAATGGATATATGGGCTTCGGCGACGGCTCAGAACGTTACAAGAAAGTCGCGGACAAATTTAATTTCGGAACACAGTCAATGGTCGGACGCGAGCTACGATCATGCCAAAAGAAAATCGATCACGTGATTGACTTCTTGAAGACTGAAGAATAGTTATGTCATTCTCGATGATGCCGAGAATTTGCCATGCTACCAAGTATGTTGTACTGGCCTCTGTAGCCGTAGCAGTCATTTGGTGGATGAACAAAGGGCCGAATATGATGCTCTTTAATTCAAAATTATCACCTGATGGCAGCTTTGTTGTAGAGAACTATCTGGTAGATGAATGTTTAGGTGAGTGCGCCACTGGCCGCATTGATATCCGAAACCTCCGTAACGGGCGATCTGAAGGATTCTCTCTTCCGAAACCAATGCCGGGAATCTTCTTTCGTTGGTTCGACGCCAACCATCTCGTAATTTTCCAAGACGATTCGTCTGCGGTTTCGTCCATCTCGATGCCGAGACAATTATCGGAGATCTCAATTGCTTACGAGACCTACACTCCTCTGAATGCTGCAACTGCAGCCGCGCAGGCCCGGCGGGTGGAGAAGCGAACGATAAGTGCCTCTACTACGTCAGCAACCTTCACCAAAGCGTCTGTATTCGACAGATGAAGGATTGGCGGAGATGCGACTTGACCGTATCGGCCAAGGACAAGCAGGGATCTCAGGAAATAGGTGTTGAAATTATTGCGCGCACACGTTCCTGTAGCACGGAACTGTCTGATAAAAAATCTTGTGGTCGCATGGAATCGCGATATTGGTTGAGTCCAAAGTCACAGCAACCCTCTAAGCAAATCTTGACGTCGGCGGATATCGACGGAGCCCATGGGTACGCATTGCTGCCTACTGGCAGAGATCATGAAGAAATAAGAGGCCAATTCCTGGGAAGTAGTGCTAGCAGCGTGGTTCGCATATTGAATAAGTCATCGTTTTCGGTTATTTACACGTTCGATTTTCTCGACTACAGCCTGAGGTACGAAATACCAACTAGTTCAATCTCGAAGGAGATCGAAAAATTCCAAGAATGCGTAAAAGATGCAGATTTTGAGTGGTTAGACCATATTAAGTAGAAGACACACTCCAGAGAATAAAACGCCGTTGTGTCACTTTGTCGTGATTCCGATGGCATAGGCAGGTCATGGTCAGAAACGCCGAAATGAAGAATAAGCGGTAAATATGAAATGCGCCCATGTTGGTGGCTCCGCTCCCCTTTTGGAATAGTTCCTACTTGATGTTCTCTTACGAGCAGAAACCTGAAAATCCCATATGAGATTGCACGCGTAGTACAACCCAAAAGAGCGGGATCAGTACAAACAGGAACGACATCCTGACCGATCTGGAACTCTCTGACGATGCATACGCGATCACAAATACAAAAAGACTTGCTACGAACCCGATTGCGACAAAAAGAACATAGGAAATTCCAACAAACGCCGGCTCACCATTAATAAACGCCAGGCACTTCCCACTAAAGATGAGCGCAGTAAAAAAAATGAGTGCGACAAATGAAATAGCTAACTTATGATTGTTGTTCATATCAGCTCCGGACCGTGGCATTGAAATTCCACCTGATTCTATTGGAGCAAAAAAACAGCTTTAAAATAGATTACGCAATTTGCATTTCTTTACGCAATGTCAGCGATTAGCAAGTTTCGACGGCTCGCAGGCGTTGAATACCCTCTTGGTCGGTAAGTCGTATATCAACCCATCGCCACGTGCCTTCCCGCGCGTGCTCCGGCAACATGGGTTGCATGACGCCCGACCTCTCCGAACTCATTCGCACCATCCCAAATTTGATCCGCATCGGCAAGATTGCCGAGATCAATGCGGACAAGGTGCGCGTGCGCCTGTCGCCTTCGCTGCTGACCACCTGGCTGCAGTGGATCGCACTGCGGGCCGGGGATGTCGTCCACTGGTCTCCGCCTTCCATCGGGGAGCAGGTGATCGTCTTTTCGCCGAACGGCGATCTGACGCAGGGCAAAGTCCTGGCCGGCCTGTTCTCGGCCGAGTCACCGGCGCCTCAATCCAATCTTAAGGTTCGCTCCATTCACTACCCTGACGGCGCCGTCGTGCTCTACGATTTCAGCACGCATGCGCTGTCTGCCATTCTGCCGGCGGGCGGATCGGCGCTAGTCAAGGCCGATACCGTGACCGCCGATGCACCGCAAACCACCTGCACCGGCGATGTGACCATCAAAGGCAATCTGTTGGTGGAGGGCTTCAGCGCATTGAAGCAAGGCGCCAAGGTAGAGGGCGGCGGCGGTGGCGCTGCCATGACCATCGATGGGGACGTAGCGGCCACAGGCGACGTGAAGGCCGGTCCTATCAGCTTACGTGGCCATGCACACAGTCAAGTCAAGCGCGGCGATGAACAGTCGGGAGGGCCGGTGCCATGATCGCCATGGACGCATCAACCGGCCGCAGCATGTCACTGCTGGACCACATCCGCCAGTCCGTGCGCGACATTCTCATGACGCCCCTGGGAACCCGCATCTACCGCCGTGCCTATGGATCGGAAATTCCTGAATTGATCGACCAGCCCCTGAACGGGGTTACCGTCATGCGCATCTATGCTGCTGTGGCCTATCGCCTGGCGCTGTGGGAGCCGCGGATTTCGCTATCGGAGGTCAATCTGAACCGTGACGCAACGGGTGCGATTTCGGTCGTGCTGCAGGCAGTGACCAACGGAAGGGCAATCGAATTCTCGGTACAGGTCCGCGAAGGGGCGATGCAATGAGTTCTCCTATCGATCTTTCGCTGTTGCCGGCGCCGCAGGTGCTGGAAACCCTGGACTACGAGACCATCCTTGCCAATCGTAAGGCTGCCGTCCTGGCGCTGCTGCCACAGGAACAGCGTGAAGCCGCCGCCAAAGTGCTGTCCCTGGAGTCGGAGCCTGCCACGAAGCTGCTGCAGGAGAACGCCTATCAAGAGCTGCTGCTGCGCAACCGTGTCAATGATGCCGCCCGGGCGGTCATGCTGCCCTTCGCCATTGATGCCGACCTTGACCAGATCGGGGCAAACACCAACGTCAAGCGCCTAGTGCTGATCGAGGCCGATCCGGACGCATCTCCTCCGGTGGAGGAAGTGCGCGAAGACGACGATGCATACCGCCTGCGCATCCAGGAAGCCCCGGATGCTCTATCCACGGCCGGCCCTCGCAATGCCTATGAATTCCATGCGCGCAGTGCCGACGGTCGCGTGCTTGATGCCCGTGCGGTCAGCCCGGCGCCCTGCGAGGTCGTGGTGGCTGTCTTGGCGACCTCTACCGATTGGCAGGCGCCGCCCGAAGTGCTGCAGGCGGTAGAAGACGCCTTGTCGGCTGAAGACGTGCGTCCGCTGGGCGATCTGGTATCCGTGGTGCAAGGGGAAGTCACCGACTACGTGCTGGAAGCTGTCGTGTATGTCGAGAAACGCCCCGAGGCGCCCATTGCAATCAGCGCCGCCAGGGCGAACGCTGCCGCCATGGCAAATCCGCCGCGCCCTCTTGGCTACAGCGTCTATCGGAATGCCTACGTGGCGGCGCTGAAAGTCGAGGGAGTGCGCAACGTGCTCATCAAATCGCCTGCGGCCGACATCCTGTGCGGCAGGACGCAGGCCGCCCGCTGCACCGCCATCACTATCACTGCCGAGGTGCTGGAAGAGATCGACGATGTATAACCCGGTGCCTACCTTGCCCCCGAACACCACTGCGCTGGAACGTGCTCTTGCACGCGCCTGCGCAGAACTGGCCAAGACGCCGGTGCCGCTTCGCGACCTCTGGAACCCGGACCGCTGTCCCGTGGCCTTGCTGCCTTTCCTCGCCTGGTCATTTTCGGTGGACCGCTGGGACGATGGCTGGTCCGAGGCGATCAAGCGCAAGACCATCAAGGCATCCCGCTATATCCATCAGCACAAGGGCACTATCGCCGCCGTTCGTGGCGTGGTCGAGTCGCTGGGCTACGTGATCAAGATCACCGAATGGTGGCAGACAGATCCGCCTGGCCGCCGTGGCACCTTCGCGCTCGATGTCGGTGTGCTGGAGACGGGTATCACCGAAGAGATGTTTGCCGAGATGGAACGGCTCATTGACGACGCCAAGCCGCTATCGCGCCACCTTACCGGCCTGCGTATCCACCTCGAATCGCGCGGCGCCATCTATATCGGTGGCCTGGTGCAGGTGGGTGAGGCCATTACCGTCTACCCCTGGATTCCAGGCCAGGTCGAATCTACCGGAAGAATTCACATCGGCACCGCTGCCCACCTCATTGAAGTCATGACCATCTACCCATGAGCGACTATTACTCTCTTCCAACTGAAATCGGCGAAGCCAAGATTGCCAAGGCGATTGCCCTGGGCGAACCGCTGAAGCTCAAATATATGGCGGTCGGCGACGGCAACGGAGAAACGCCGATCCCCAGCCGCAAGCAGAAGGCCCTGGTCAATGAACAGCGCCGGGCGCTGATCAATACGATCTTTCCCGACGAGAATGACGCCAGCCAGCTGATCATCGAACAGGTCTTGCCTGCCGAGGTGGGCGGCTGGTGGGTGCGCGAGATTGGCGTCTTCGATGAAGACGGCGACTTGATCATTGTCGCGAATTGCCCGCCAAGCCTGAAACCAGCGCTCGCGTCCGGTTCGGGCAAGGACCAACAGATCCGCATCGTTCTGCTGGTGGCCAGCGCGTCGGCCATTGAGCTGAAGATTGACCCCACCGTCGTGCTGGCTACACGCAAGTACGTGGATGACGCCATCGTCGTCTATGCCGCCCCCAAGGACCACAAGCATCCTGACTTGGCGCCCTTGGCATCACCTACTTTTACTGGCGTGCCGAAGGCGCCCACGGCCGCCCCTGGCACCAGCACTACCCAGTTGGCAACGACCGAGTTCGCCGCCAAGGCTCTCGCCCTCAAGGCCGATTTGGCATCGCCGACTTTTACTGGCACGCCGAAAGCGCCTACGGCCGCTTCCGGCACCAATAATACCCAGCTGGCCACGACCGCCTTTGTGCGCAGTGAAATCGCATCCTTGGTCGGGAATGCTCCCTCGGCACTCGATACCCTCAAGGAACTGGCGGACGCCATGGGTAACGACGCCAATTTTTCCGCCACGGTGACCAATGCGCTGGCGCAGAAGGCGCCGCTTGCATCGCCGACATTCACCGGCGCGCCGAAAGTACCTACGGCGGTACCTGGCACCAACAATAACCAGGCCGCGAGCACTGAATTTGCCTTATCAGCCATCGAGGAGGCTGTTGCTTGGCGACCTCTCTTTTCTGGTACGTTGAATAAGAAGACCGGCGTCCTGCATGTCGCCAATCTGCCTGTGGGCAATAACGCTACCCAATGGTTCTTCCGTCTTCATCTTGGTTATGGTGGCACTTCGCAGACCGCGATTATCGAGTTCACGATAAAACAGGGCGATATCCTCATCAGCGCTGCTTACGGCACCGCTATCGAACTGGCCGCAAAGTATGTAACCACATACAAAACGCACGTTTCTGGCGTCAATACGGGTGTATCAGACCTGTACATCAATCTGGACATGAATGCAGAGGTCGCTGCCTCCGCTTACTGGCGATCTGTTCTGCTGGAAATCGCGCCTAAAAATCCGTTCGGCATGACGGCTGAATTGTTAGACGCGGCACCTGCAGAAGCGTTTTGGGTGGCCATGCCTAGCACCTCAATTCTTGCGACGAGATCGGAAGTAGCCGGAATAGCACCTGTCGTGGGCGAGGTCCGAATGTGGTCGGGTGTTGCTACGGAAGCGGCCGTCTCTGCGGCGTGGGGAGCGGGCTGGCATCTGGCCACCGGTGCCAATGGTACGTCGAACCTCACCGACAGGTTCATTGTGGGCGCAGGAGGCGCCTATGCCGCAAGTGCGACGGGCGGCGCAGCTTCTTACAAACTGTCGGCCGCGCAGCTGCCTTCGCACACCCACGCGATCACGGTCAACGATCCAGGCCACTATCACGACGTTGTCACCTACAACCCTGGCTCCTATCAGAGCGGCCAAAACATCAGTGGCGGTCAAACGATCGGTACGACCTATCCACAGCACGCCAGCGTGAGCAAGACAGGCGTTACGGCCAGTGCGGCCAATACCGGCGGCGGCGCGGACATCAGCAATTTGCCGCCTTTCTATGCGCTGTGCTTCGTTCAATACACAGGGGCCTAAGCATGCTCGGAAAACTCATTATCTGGTTTGGCAGCGCCCGCTGGCGCCTGAGTCTTTCGCACTGTCTGGAAGGCCTATTGATCCAGCTACCGGTCGCACTACTGTGCGGCGCACCGGCCAGCGTACTTGCGGTGGTGGTGTGGTACTGGTCGCGCAAAAAGCTGGAAGTCGAGGAATTGCACGGCCATGCCACCGATCCGGCAGCGTCATGGGGGTACGGCTGGTTTCCCTGGACCTGGGACAAGTGGCAGGTGCTGGACGTGGTGCTGCCCTCTCTATCGTCGGCTGCGCTCGCAATGCTGAGTTTGCGCCTTTCTCCATGAGCGGCACCTTGCCGTACCAAATCTGAAATCCGGCGAAAGCCGCACTGAAACCAAAGGAGCATGAACAATGGCAACTGATTATCACCACGGCGTACGGGTTGTCGAGGTCAACGAGGGTAGCCGGCCAATCCGCACCATTTCGACCGCCGTCATCGGCTTGATCGCCACGGCAGACGACGCGGACCCGACAGCCTTCCCGCTGAATGTCCCTGTCTTGTTGACCAACGTCATCGCAGCACAAGGCAAGGCCGGCAAATCCGGTACGCTGCTGCGCACCTTGAAGGCCATCGGCAAGCAGGCCAAGCCGCTGACCATCGTCGTGCGCGTGGAAGAGTCCGACGACCCGGCAGAACTGAGCAACAACGTGATTGGCGGCGTGAGCGATGGCAAATACACTGGCGCCCAGGCATTGCTGGCTGCACAGAGCAAGTTCGGTTTCAAGCCGCGCATCCTGGGCGCGCCCGGGCTGGACAGCCAGGCGGTGACCAATGAGCTGGTGAGCATCGCTCAGACCCTGCGCGCTTTTGTGTATGCCTATGCACGCGGCGCCACCGCTGTGGAGGCGACGAACTACCGTGGCCAATTTGGCCAGCGCGAATTGATGCTGATCTGGCCGGAATTCCTCGACTGGGATTCGGAGCAAAAGGCAGATGCCAATATCTCCGCAGTCTGCTATGCGCTGGGCATGCGCGCCAAGCTGGACGAGACCATCGGATGGCACAAGACCATTTCCAATATGGTCATCAATGGCCCGACCGGCATCAGCAAGGACGTGTCCTGGGACCTGCAGGACCCGGCGACCGATGCCGGCATCCTGAACGCGAAGGAGGTCACCACGCTGATCAACATGAGCGGCTACCGCTTTTGGGGTTCCCGTACCTGCGAGGCACAGGGCGGCTACTTCCCATTCGAGAGCTACACCCGGACCGCGCAGGTCCTGCGTGACACCATCGCCGAAGCGATGTTCGAATTCGTCGACAAGCCGCTCAATCCGTCCCTGGTCCGGGACATCCTGGCCAGCATCAATAACAAGTTCCGGCAGCTGCGCGCCAGCGGCTACATCATTGATGGTGAAGCCTGGTTCGATGAAGAGTTCAACGATGTGGACTCGTTGAAGTCGGGCAAGCTGACCATCGACTACAACTACACGCCGGTGCCACCGCTTGAAAACCTGCTGCTGCAACAGCGCATCACCGACCAGTATCTGGCCGATTTCAGCGCCCGCGTCTCCGCGTAAGTAACGGCGGCCGGTCCGGCCGCCTTTCGCATCTATTGAAAGGAGTATGAAAAATGGGGATGCCCAGCAAACTGAAGGATTTCAACCTGTTCGAAGACGGGTTCAATTATTCCGGCCAGGCCACGGAAGTGACCTTGCCGAAGCTGTCTCGCAAGATGGAGGAATATCGCGCGGGCGGGATGTCCGGCCCGGTATCGGTTGACTTCGGCCAGGAAGCAATGCAGCTCGAATGGACGGCCGGCGGCCTGGTGAAAGAATCGCTGAAGAAGTATGCGGCGGCCACCCATGGCGCGGTGCAGTTGCGTTTTGCAGGCGCCTATCAGAGCGACGACGACGCCCGCGTCCAGGCGGTGGAAGTCGTCGCGCGTGGTCGCTACAAAGAAGTCGATATGGGCACTGCCAAGGTGGCCGACGACACGACCCAGAAATTCACCATGCCGCTGAGTGCCTACAAACTCACCATCGACGGCGAAGTGATCTTCGATTTCGATTTCATGAACGGCATCGAAATCGTTGCCGGTGAAGATCGCCGCGCCGCAATCAACAAGGCCATCGGGCTGTAAGTGCTGGGCGGCACTGCGCCGCCTGGCTTGTACTTTCTCCATTCTCACAAGGAACACCATGACTACTCCCATCAAAATCGAAACCGCCGTCATCGAACTGGACGAACCGCTGATGCGCGGCAATACCCAAATCACCGAACTGACCTTGCGCCGTCCCAAGTCCGGGGCGCTGCGCGGCGTCAGCCTGATGGATCTGATGAATATGAACGTGAGCGCACTGCAGGTGGTGCTGCCGCGTATTAGCGAACCGCCCCTGACGCAATTCGACGTTGCAGCAATGGACCCGGCCGACCTGATCAAGTGCGGCATGGAAGTCTCCGTTTTTTTGGCACCGAAGGCGGACCGCGCCTTGGTCTCCCAATCGAAGTAGAAGACGCGATGGCGGACATCGCGACCGTGTTCCATTGGCCGCCGGCCGCGATGGATGACTTGGAACTAGCAGACCTGATGAAGTGGCGCGAGCGCGCCCGAATGCGCAGCGGGGCGGAATAGATGGCAAATGAACTGAAAATGCAGGTCGTGTTCTCCATGATGGAGAAAATCACCGCCCCGCTGAAAAAGATCACCGGCGGCGCCCGCGATACCGGAAAGGCGCTCAAGGACACCAGCGACCGCCTGCGTGAGCTGAACAAGCAACAAAAAGACCTCGACGGCCTGCGCGAGCTGCACCAGGGCATGCGCAAGACGAATGCCGAACTGTCAACCGCGCAGCAGCGTGTCGCCGAGCTGGCGGCCAGGATGAAGGGCACCGAGAACCCGACCCGTGCCATGACGCGCGAATTCAATGCGGCCGTGCGCAGTGTCAAGTCCCTGCAGGAGGCCAGCGAGCGGCAAGGTACGCAGTATCGTGCTCTGCGCGAGCACCTGGCCGATGCGGGCATCGGTTCGCGCCAGCTGGCCACCGCGCAGACCTGGCTCAAGAACAGTATCGCCGCCACCAATACCGAGCTGGCCGACCAACAGAAGAAGCTGGCCGCCAGCCAGCGCCAGCAGCAGGCCATGGCCAGTGCCCGACAGCGGGCGGACAAGTTGCGCAGCACCGCAGGCGGCCTGGCGGCGGCCGGCGTTGGTGCCACGGCCACCGGAGCCGCCCTGGCCGCGCCGGCCCTGGCTGGCCTGAAGGAAGCGAAACACTATGAGACCGAAAACGGCCGCGTACGTGCGCTAGGCCTGGGGCCGGCCGCCACGGCCGAGGCGATCAAGTTCGCCCGCGACATGAAAACCTACGGCACCAGCCAGCTCGACAATCTGCAATTGCTGCGCGATGGCATCACGGCCTTTGGTGACACGCACCATGCCGAAATGGTCGCGCCCATGATGGCCAAGATGAAATTTGGCAATCACGCCTTCTACGGGGAGGCCGAGGGCGCCGAGAACGAGCGCAAGTTCATGGATATGCTGAAGGTTATCGAAATGCGCAACGGCACCAAGGACATCGGCGCGTTCTCCAAACAGGCCAACATGGTGCAGCAGGTATTGACCGCCACCGGTGGCCGGGTCGGTCCGGGCGAGTGGCTGAACCTGATTAAGACGGGCGGTATCGCGGCCAAGGGTCTCAAGGACGAATCCTTTTATTACCAGATGGAATCCCTCGTGCAGGAAATGGGCGGTAACCGGGTCGGCACCTCGATGATGAGTGCTTATCAGAACCTCTATCAGGGCCGGACCACCAAGCGTTCTATCGGCATGCTGGCTGATTTGGGCCTGATCGGCGATCAATCGAAGGTCAAGCATGACAAGGCCGGCCAGGTCTCGTTCCTGAACCCGGGTGCCATCAAAGGCGCGGACCGGTTCCGCGAGAACCAATTCGAATGGATGGAGAAAGTGCTGTTGCCACAGCTGGCCAGTAAGGGCATCACCGACGAGAAAGGCATCCTTGATGCTATCGGCGGCATCTTCTCGAACCGCACGGCCGCGCAGCTCTTTTCCACTATGTACCAGCAGCGCGCGCAGATCCACAAGAACGAGAAACTGAACCGGGGCGCCGCCAACATCGACGAGCTCGACAAGCTCGGGCAAGACACGGCCAGCGGCAAGGAACTGGAAACCCTGTCCAAAGTGGCGGACCTGAAGCTGGAGCTGGGCACCAAGATTCTACCGCTCTACGCTTCAGGCCTGCAGATGGCCGCCAATGCCGTCCGGGCGCTGACTGGTTTCATGGAGCGCAATCCTGCCACCGCCAAGGCCATGATTGTGGGCTTCTCCGCCATCGCCGCCATCATGGTGGTGATGGGGCCGCTGATGCTGGCCCTGGCCTCAGTCATCGGTCCTTATGCCATGTTGCACGTCCTGTTCGCCAAGATCGGCCTGCAGGGCGGTTTGCTCATGCCCATCCTGCGCGGCGTTGGAACAGTCTTCATGTGGCTGGGGCGGATCTTCCTGATGAACCCTATTGGCCTGGTGGTGAGCGCCATCGCCGCCGCTGCCTATCTGCTGTACCGGAATTGGGAACCTATTGCCGGATTCTTCGGCAACCTGTGGCAGCAGGTACGCAGTGCCTTTGCGGGCGGCCTGGCCGGCGTGGGCGCGCTGATTTTGAATTGGTCGCCGGTGGGCCTGTTCTACCAGGCGTTTGCCGGTGTGCTGAGTTGGTTTGGCATCGAGCTGCCGGCCAAATTTACCGAGTTCGGCGCCATGATCCTGCGCGGCCTAGTCAACGGCATCACCAGCGGCATCGGCGCCGTCAAGGATGCGGTGCTGGGTGCCGGTGCCAGTGTTATCGGCTGGTTCAAGGAAAAGCTCGACATCCATAGCCCGAGCCGGGTTTTTGCCGAGCTGGGCGACTACACCATGCAAGGCCTGACCGTTGGACTGAATCGTGGCCAGGACGGGCCGCTGTCCACTGTAAGCATCCTGGCCGGCAAGCTGGCCGGCGCCGGCGCCGCCGTAGCCATTGGCGCGGGCAGTATGCCCGCGATGGCCTTTGATAGCCGTCCGCCAGTCAGTCAGGCCAGCATGCAGCCTGTCGTCCACCAGGGTGACACGGTGCAGATCATCATCCAGCCGGCCCCTGGCATGGATGAACAGGCCATCGCCCGGGCGGTGGTCGCCGAGCTGGACCGGCGCGACCGCGTGAAGGCCTCGCGCCAGCGCTCCAACCTCGCAGATTGGGACTAAGGAAGAAATCATGATGATGGTCTTGGGAATGTTCGTGTTCAGCCTGCCCACGCTGGCCTATCAGGAGCTTCAGCGGCAAACGCAATGGAAGTTCGCCAGCAATGCACGGGTGGGCCGGCGCGATGCGGTGCAGTTCACCGGTAAAGGGGATGACGCCATTACCTTGTCGGGCTGGATTGCACCGGAGCTGACCGGTAGCGCCTTTTCGCTGGATGCCCTGCGCCTGATGGCTGATACGGGCAAGAGCTGGTTCCTGATCCAGGGAACCGGGCGCATCTATGGCTCCTACGTCATCGAGAGCATGGACGAAGGGCGCACGGTGCTCGATGGCGACGGCGATGCCAAGCGCATCGAATTCACCATCAAGCTGAAGCGCACCGACGATAGTGTGCTGTCGTCGCTGGGCTTGGGGGATATCTCAGATCTGCGCAACATGGTCGACATCGACGGTATCACCAACAGCATCGCAGACAAAGCGCGCGATGTGGTCGGCAGCGCCATCGAAGGCATCAAGACGACTGCCGGCGGCATTGCCGGCACGTTCGGCGGGATTGGCCAATGACCACGACCGCGCCAGCTTTCCGCATCGTCATCGAAGACAAGGATGTCAGCCGCCCGGTCTCCGACAGGCTCATGAGCATCACGCTGCGAGAGTGCCGGGGTGACGAGGCCGATCAACTGGACATTGAGCTGGATGATACCGACGGCAAGCTGAAAATTCCGCCCAAGGGCGCGAAGCTGACTTTTGCCCTCGGCTGGCAGGGTTCGCCACTAGTGGACAAAGGGGCGTTCGTGGTCTCCGAGGTGGAGCATAGTGGTGCGCCGGATCGGCTCACCATCCGTGCCAGGTCGGCCAGCATGATCGATGCGTTTCGCCAGCAGCGGGACCGCAGCTTCCATGAAACTACGCTTGGCGCCGTAGTCGATGCCATCGCCGCCGGCAATGGTCTGGCGTCAGGTATCTCTGCCGGCCTGCGCGGCATCTCCATCAAGCACCTGGACCAGACGCATGAGAGCGATTCCGCGCTGCTGCGCCGCCTGGGCAAGAAATACGATGCCGTGGCCACGGTGAAGAATGAAACGCTGCTATTCATACCGATCAACGAGAGTCGCACCGCCAGCGGCAAGTCACTGCCGGTGGTCAAGGTCGTGCGCGCGCTGGGGGACCAGCATCGTTATCACAGCTCGGAATCGGACGCCTATAGCGGCGTGCGTGCCTTCTGGATGGATGAGAAATATGGCCGACGCCGCAGCGTCGTTGCTGGCCAGGCCGGAAACAGCAAGCGCTTGCGCACCACCTTTGCGAATGAAGCCGATGCGCGCACGGCGGCTACGGCGGAATGGCAACGCATCGAACGCGGCCTGGCCACCTTCGAAATGCAACTCGCTCTTGGCGATGCCAGCATCATGCCGCAATCGCCTGTGGTGGTTTCGGGATTTAAGGCAGATATCGACGCCACGGAATGGCTATCGAAGACCGTCACGCACTCCATCAGCGGCAGCGGTTTTACTACGCGCATCGAGTTTGAGACAAAATCCGAGCCAGCCGACATCAAGCGTGAACTTGAACACGATCCCGAGGAAGGGATCACCGGTGTTAAGGCAGAGTGGTACGATAAAGCAAGAACGAAAAACAAGACAGGCACAGAGCTAGCGGGAAAAGCTCACAATGCGAAGGCGCTAAAACGAACCTATGCAACTAAGCAGAGCGCCAAGCGTGCCGCTACGCTAGAGTGGGCAAAAATAAAAGAAGTACGTGAAATCATTGCGGAGAATAATCAGACCTGATTTTCTCCGATATGGCAGTCGTAATTAGCTAATTTATCGTACTGGGTGGAGAAGATTCCAATCTTGACAAATCTTCCAGTCCCTTCCGCAATTGATCCCGAAATGTTTTAAACGATGCCCGGGCAAAGGTGCTATCTTGAGCTTCGATTTCCTTTTCTACCAGCGAATGTAGGCTACTTATCCAGCTGCGTTCGTCAACGGCGTTTGTGAAAATATTAAGGTGCTCATAGCGCTTCTCGAAAACGTAACCGCATAGGCGCCGATCAGACATCTTTAGACTCTTCCACTTATCGAGGAAAAATTCTGGCTCGACATAATGTAAGATCGCTGTGTGACTGAAAAGACCTCCACCTTGACCTAGTGTTAGAGCAATCGCGAAATCGCGAACGTCTATTGCCATCTTTTCTACCAGTGCGTGAGCTTCAGCCTTAACTTTCGCGATTCGTATATCCCGTCGATAGGCGGAAATATAGTCGCGTACCTCTAGGAACTCTGGTGCCGTCTGACTGTAATATCCTAATCCGTTCCAGCCGGACGAAAAGGACGCATAGAGATTTTCTATTTCGGTTGGTAGCGTAAATTTCCCGTTTTCATACATCGCGTCCAATTTTCGTTTTGCACGCTCTACGACTTCGTCTTTTGGCCTTGAGTAATATCCCTTTTCCGAAAGTTCGATCAGCAATCCTGTTATATGCAAAACAATCTCGGGGGCTTCGTAAGCCGCAGATTTCCATTCGTTTTCAAATTTCAAGAGTAGATCATAGTATTCAGTGGGCGACAGGTCCGGGAAGTGCCAAAGCTTCACCCACAGCGGTTGCTCACCGCTTAAAAAGTATGTCGAACTGCGGATTTCGTTGTTAAGTTTCTTAAGGTCCGTGTAACCTTCGTCCAGAATTGATTGCCAGATTTCATCCTCCACGATCTTTATGGATAAATCTGTTCCGGCATATTTTTCGGTAATTGCATCCAGTCTTTTTTGTCTCAGCGAAACCGTTGTGTTTCCGAAATGGTATGCAATACCCTTCAGGTGTGATATCTCATCGGGGCGGAGATTTCCGCATCCAATTTCATAGGAAAAGATCGAAAATAGGGACAAGAATTGATTATAAAAGCCGGAATTCGCAACGATGTCGCGAGGAAGGATGCTTGTCCATCGATCAAACTCCTGCAGCGCTTTGCGTGCCAAGCGTAAATTGTTACTTCCGCTTTGAAGATAGATGTTGGAGATGAGGTTCTTGCTATCTTTTAGGAGAATTTTTGTATCGCTACTCAGTTCGCTAATAAAAGAATCAATGGCCAATTCAACGTCAGGTTGAATATCAAACTCTCTTCCAATTAGCTTTTCTTTAGCTCTTATATATGTCGACTTTTCGGCCCCTTGCAGCCCATCGTCCTCATCGCTGGTTGCGTCAGCGGCACCGACAATTTCGTCTTGGTTAGCCAGAATTATAATTTTGCTGTCGCCGTGCTCTAAGAATTTATTGATGTAGCCCAGCACTTCAACCACTTCCATCGAAGCTCTTTCTAAGTCATCGAATACGATGACCATCTTGCTAGCTTTTTTTGTCTTGTCCACTAGCCAATCGGCAGGAAGAGCGACGCTTAATGAACCATCAGGTTTCCCGTCGTTGTTGACGTCAAAATTGGTGCTGATCTTAAGAGTAGTTTTTAAGACGCTTCCCGCCAGCTGCATGGTACGACTGCTTAAGATAGGATGAATTTGCTTGAAAAGCTCATCATCAATTGCTGTAGTAGTTTTTATGCCATACAACGAGATATACAAAAAGTTCTTTTTGCCGTCAATATTCTCGATGGTTGCTTCGGCGCCGGAGCTGTCATCAACCGACCGACTAAGTCTTTGCTTGAAATAATTATTAATGAACCAGGTTTTCCCGACGCCCCATTTTCCTTTCAACAGCACCGCAAATTTCGGAGACGACATTCGATCGATGTATTGATCAAGAAAACTTGTAATGTGTTCGTTCCTGGCCGTCATCAAATCCCTCCCCGTTCGGACGGGTAATTATTCTTCAATACGTCATTCGGAAGTTTCGCCGAAACCGGCCATATCGTTGCCGTCAAAAAATGTCCCCGTCAAATTCGTTCTAACTTGGTGTAACTGGCGAGATCATTTCAGAGAACAATGCTGGCTAAGCTAAATTCTTGCTATTGTTACGTCGATTTTTGAGTGCGAAGCGTTTTTAGAATTCTGGAAAGAGAATATGTGTAGACAACAGACTTGAGCCCAGAATCGAGAGAAATTTCTTCAAGTTGACGTGTGCACTCCGAAATCGCTACAGCATTCATCATCGGAGAGAAAATTGGTACAACAACTGCTCCAAGCAACCTCTTCTGTTCTTCCGAAAGTTTGGGGGAAAGTCGATAAACTTGAGATAGGAATTTCTGAGTTTTCTCAATGGCCTCTGTTGGAGTATTAACGACGAATGCTTCAAACAAAGTGAATGACGTCGCCGATGATGCAACAGCGTCGAAGATATACGGATGCCCGTCTAGCCTCATGTCAAAAACAGGGCTGACGTCGAAGAAGTTTTTCGCAATTTCAGAAATAGCACATTGTTCGACTTCACGCGAAGAATATGCTCGCAGCATGTCGCGATGAATTTTGTTCGAGAGGACTACGGTATTATTAAAGTTAAAATTGCTTGACTTGCCTTCTTGGTCTTCTGGCTTCGGATCAACAGGTTTCGCTGGCTCTGCTGATTTCGTATCCCCTTGTGAAATAGCTTCCGTTAGTGCAGCATCAGGTGGTGCTTCAACATTTGCCGACATTTCGGACACATCATTTTCTTCAGATAGAGCATTTATTTGCTGAACGGTATCGGCGATATTTGACTCCGCAGCTTTTTGTAGCACTTCCATGCTGCTTGCCTTTTTCAACAATCCCATAAAATTTTCCTCGTACTGAAAATCAGAAGGGGCATACAAGACACGGTGATTGAAGTTCAACGTACCAAAGAAGATCAATACAAGGATCGACGGAAACGACATCAAAAAATAAATGTACAGACGCTGATTGTCAGGCGCAATATGAGGCAAAACCAAGGTTCCGCTTATCTCTGCAATACCAGCGAAAATAGCTATGATTGTTAGCGGATTTTTAATTGCGCCAGCTGAGGCAATCTTTGCGATTTCCATTTCGAATCCCCCTCTAATTATTTTGGCTGACCCCAAGTCATTGCTGTTCCAGTTCCATCGCTCATACATTCCCTTAACATCCCGCCGGCACCTCGAATTGCGCTCCCGACCGAGTAGGGCTTGCCATCAAAGAGGCAGTACTGTTCTGCCGTTGCTGCATCACCAGGCGCAGGCATTTGATAAAGCAGCCATGCGCATGAAAGGGCCAAAATCAAGATCAATAACCATTGCGAAAAAATAGTACGCTGTAATCTAGAGAACGACAGATCCTTTTCAGCGCAAGCCGCGCAAACGGTGCGTTCATGAACAGGCAAGGCTGAATGCGAAGTGGGCGCGCTAGAAGATTTCGCACTCGCCTTATCGGAGCCAGCAGCAATCCACTCTTCCAGTGTCTTTTTGACTGTCATGTAGTGCTCAATCGGCAATTCTCGGAAATATCGGATTCCAAAATCCTCGATGAAAATCTTGTAGATTTCGATTTCTTCATCGCCACAAATTGCGGACCATTCCCTTACCAATACCTTGATTCTTCTTCGTTGGTACTCGGTAATTCGCTGCACTTCCTTTTTGGACTCATTCAGGTGCAGATTTACGACGTTGCTAAGACGTGCGCCCTCATTCACATCACCTATTACTGCCTGCCCCACTTCCCCATGGAAGCCATTTTTTTCCGACATCTAAAACCCTGCTTTTTTTATTTCGAAATTGCAATTGCTTTTGTCACTGAAGCCCCATGCATGCCCCCGCATAACATGGTGCTATGCCACGCCTACTTTTTTTTTCGTCCTACATTGATGGTTTGCGGCGCCGTAATGTCGCCAGTGATTTGCTGGCCGACCGAGCCGTGGAATGTCACCGTAGGCGCTGTCTTTTTCACCGGGGAGGATGTATCAGCGCCGCCAGCTCCCTCAACGACTCCGAGCACACGTGCCTTATTTTTGAGGTCCAGTTTCCTGAAACCGTCAATGAGCAAAGCCTCGTCGTCCGTCAGTGCCTGGACACTTGGTATTCCAGTGACAACAAATTGGATATCGACTCCAAGTCTTGATACGGCCAGCAAATAGCCGGCATCTGGGCGCCGCTCGTCCTGTTCGTAGAAAACTTGAGCCCTACGCTGCACGCCGCCGACCGCCGCAAATTCTGTCTGATTGAAGCCCAAGCGCGTGCGCTCTGCTTTTAGACGTTCCCCGATTGTGTTCATAAAGACGCATAAACAATTTGACATGAGTCTTTTTGGACTCTATATTCACGTCATTGCTAAGTGACGTACACAAATATTAACCCATGAGCACACAAGACACCGCCCAAGCTGGTGCAGCGGACATTAGCTCCCTGCCTGTAACGCTCCGTCTAACCGCCGGGGAAATCGAGAAGGCTCAAATTCTCGCCCGGCAGGATCATCGCACCCGCGCCGCATTCATCCGAGTGATGTTCCTGCGCGGATTGGCCGCCTACGAAAAAGAACTCAAATCCGCAACCGCCTGACCAGGGGAACTGCCATGTATCCAGATCCGAATCGCATTCGCCAGAATCGCCACATGGTCCGCCTAGACGCCTACGAACAAGCCATCGTTGAGGCCCTGGCCAACTACCAGGGTGAGCCGGTTTCTACCGTCATCCGCCAGCTCGCCATGAGCAAGGCCGAAGAGCTTCTGCCGGCCAGCACCATTGGTAGCGTAAATACCGTTGGCCGATAAACCAAGGCATCAAAAAGCAACTTTTGAGCAGCTCAAAAATGCAGGCCAATGAAACCGTGACCCACAATGACGAAGACGCCCACCTTGAGGCGCTTCGCATAAACCAGGGACTCGATACGATTGAGCAGACCCTCGAATGGCTCGTCAAGACGACCCTTCGAGAAAGCGTCAAACGCATCACCGGCAGGGGCCGGGCGCTGTATGAGGTCAAGGGGAAAGATACACCATGCGAGTAATCAGTCTTCCATGCCCGCACTGCCAAAGCCCGGTGCGTGCCGCGAAAAGCCGCACCATGTCGGCGATGCTGAAGGAAATCACGTACCAGTGCCAGAACGTCGAATGCGGCCATACCTTTGTCGCCACGCTTGAGGTGTCCCGTACCGTGTCGATGTCCGCCATGCCGAATCCAGAAGTGCGCATCCCAATTTCCTCGCGCGCATTTCTGGCCGCCAAGAACCAGATGACGCTAGACCTCGCGACAGCCTAAGCGGTCGTTCAACTCCCGATAAATCAATTCCTACCGTGCGCTGTTTGGCGCACGCGGGATTCGCTCACCCTAAAGAATCATGGCCACGATTAGCGATCAGCAAAAAGCCATCAACGCCCTCAAATTGATCCGACTTCGCATGGACGAGGACCTGCAGGAATTCAGGTGCGCGCAGCGCATGATGTCGCATAAGGCTGTGCTCAATGACGGCTTGCGCTGGAATGTGATTTGGGAAGGAAAGAACGCCATTTCTAAGCGCCTTGCTTCTCGGTTGCAGCGCATCGATGGCCTGCTGGGGGAATGGTGATGCGTACCGCACTGGCTTATTGCATCGCAGGCTTGTTGTTGCTGGCACCGGTTGTGCTGTCGGCGCTTGGCCTGGTGAAAGGCTGACCATGCGTTGCTCCCGTATCAAGGACCATGCTTCGTTCCGTCCGGTCACGGATCTGTTGCGCGAGCGTGCGGCACAAGCACCCACGCCGCCAGGTGATGAGACGGCAATGGCCGAACTGGAAAAGGCCATGACCCTACTGCGCACCCGCAAGCGTCCTAACAACCAGCTCGGCGTCGCGTATTCCTGGGCGGCCACGGCCAGGCCGGTGCGCCGACACATTCTGAGTCTGGCCGGCTTGTCGCCTGACCGCTGGGAATTACCTATCCACTCATTTACCGAAGCCGAACGTCTGGCCATGCGCCATGCGGTGCTGCGCGCAATCTCGACCTATGAAAGAGCACTCAATGCAGTATAAGAAAGTCGATGCGAAGACGCGCCGCCAGCACAAGGCCTTCGTCGATTCTCGGCAGTTTTCCAGCGAGCTGGAACGCATCCCGCTGAAATGGCGCGGCCGTGTCGTCAGCCAGGTGCTGGAACTGATGTCGATATGGCACTGGCGCAAAATCTTCGAGCCCGTCGCCCTGGACTACGTTCGGGAATTTTCCGACAAATATGTGCCGGCTGGTGTTGACCTGTCCCAGGACGATGCGGAGATTTGTGCGACTGCTGAGAGAGCCGCCGAGAACGTCAAGAAGATGCTGTGGAAGGCGATTTCGGATACGAACGCCCGCGACATCATCGAGCAGGAATGCAGCGACTACGGCATTGACGTTCCCGAGGTAGATGACGACGACCTACGCGCCATCATTGCTCGCGTGGTGGACCCACGATGGTGGCGTCGGCAACTGCGCAAGGTAGTCGGCCGCGCCTTCGAGGGCGGCAATATCCGTCTGGGTTATGTCCACTATCACGGCGAACCCTACGCCAGCAACGATGCGGTGTTGTCGCGCCTGGCGCAAAACAAGCGCAATGCGGCGGCCCTTGAGGCCACCATGGTACGCAACGAAGCGGGCCAGGAATTCAGCATTGCTGAACTGGCCGAGAAAACCACAGCAAACAAGACCATTCGTCGCGGCGAGCTGATGCTACGCATCAACGGCTTCGAGATGATCGCCCGCGAGTGCAAGGACGAAGGTCTGTTTCTCACCTGGTCATGCCCGTCACGCTTCCACGCAACCCTGCACAGTGGCAAGCCAAATCCAAAATTCGACGGATCTGACCCACGCACTGCTAATAAGTACCTGGGCAAGATGACTGCGCTGGCGCGCTCGGCGCTGGCCCGGCGCGGCATTGGCCTTTATGGTTTTCGGATCGCCGAACCTCACCACGATGGATGCCCGCACTGGCACATGCTGGTGTTCGTGCGCGCCTTGCCTGGTTACACCACGCCGCATATCAAGGACGTGGCCGGCCGTGCCGTGCGCATCATGAAGCGATATGCCTGGCGCGTGGATCGTGGCGAGCCCGGCGCCTTCAAGCGTCGGCTCGACGTGAAGCGTATCGACTGGTCGAAAGGCAGTGCCGCCGGCTACATCGCCAAGTACGTCGCCAAGAACATCGATGGCGTGGCAGACCACAAGACCAAGGAAGGTTACGTGGTCACCACTGATACCGCCGGCGACTATGAGCTGACGCCATCGGCACGAGTGGAGGCTTGGGCGGCACGCTGGGGCATCCGCCAGTTCCAGCAGTGGGGAGGCGCACCTGTGAGCGTCTGGCGAGAGCTGCGCCGCGTGCCGGCACACATGGTGCAAGAGGCGCCACCGGCCATGGCCGCTGCCTGGGATGCCGTGCAGAAGGTCGAGGGCGAGAAGCGTGCATGCTGGGCTAGCTATTTACGTGCACAAGGCGGTGCCATCGTGAAGCGTGACGATCTGATGGTCACGCTGGCTAAGGAAACCAAGACTGTGACCGGCCGCTACGAAGAGTGCGAACGCGTCATGCCCTATGGCGTGCAATGCCGCCAGATGGTCGGTGTGGTTTTTAAATCTGTTCGTCACACATGGACGCCAGTTCAAGGGCACGACACTCGCGCACCGGCGGGTTCGGGGTTCCCTTGGACTCGTGTAAATAACTGTACGCAGCCCGCTGTGCCTGGCTTTGCGGCCGATGTGTCCTTTGAGCCGAAGACTGCGCCGGTACCGGTCACGTTCCTGCCGGACCACGCCGCACAGGCTGAGCATGCCTGGCTTGCCCTGGGCGCATGTCCCTGGCCTAGGCCGGTGGTGGACGACATGCCGACATGGCCAACGCCAGCCATGACGGCGGACGAACAGCGCCAGGCCCTGGCCTCATGGGATGCCATCAAGGCATGCCCCTGGCCGCGCATGGTGCCGCTGCCGGACAAGTCACCGCGTCACGGCACGCCCCGCCAGGTCGCCGACTGGCGCGCCGGCCGGCTCGATGTGACCGAACTTCCGATTGACACCAACCCAACGAAAGGGAACGCCCCATGACCGCGTTTCGTGTCGTCGTGCGCACTGCCAGCGCACGCCATTCTTACACCGCCATCGCAGCCCATAGCTGCGACGTGATCGCCGCCGCCGTCGATCGATTTGGCGTGTGTTCTGTTACGGCCACCAAGGAGAAGAATCAATGAACGCACCTTTGAAATTTGAAGTGATCGCCGCCGCCAGCAAGTCGCGTGACTTCGTGATGCAGCCCCCGCAGTCCCTGGACCGCATCACGTTCAACACGCCCGACGATGGTGTGATGGCCGGCTATGTGTCGGTCATCCGTCAGCACTTGGGCAATGGTCAGCGATTCGCATGGGTGGAACTGGATAACGAACTGGCCGGACAATTTCGGGGCGTGCCACTGGCCGATATCATCGGCTGCGACAACTGCGGTCCAGCACGACGCCAAGCTGCTGCCGCCAGCGATTCGCGCCGCCTGTGCCTCACGGACTACAGCGGCACCCTGGCCGATCAACTTCGAGCAGCGGGCCGCACATGAGAGAGCGCGCGTCAAAACTGCATGTGGTCAGTCTATCAGGCGGGAAGGACAGCACCGCCACCGCCCTGATGGCAATCGAGCTCCACGGCCGCGAGGCCTGCCGCTTCGTCTTCGCCGATACCGGGAACGAGCATGAGGCGACCTACGCTTACGCCCTCGACTATCTGCCGCAGGCGCTGGATATCACGGTGGACGTCGTGAAGGCCGATTTCACCGAGGAGTTCGCCACCAAGCGCGCCAATTTGGCCAGGATCTCCGCCGGGGAGCCGGAATCAGCCGTCTATGGCAAGCGCAAGTTCATGTACGCCTGGACACCAGAGACCGCAGCTCTGGCGCTGGAGTTGCTGGTCCCGATCGGAAACCCCTTCCTTGACTTGTGCATGTTGAAGGGCGGCTTCCCTTCGCGCAAGCGTCAGTTCTGCACTCAGTACTTGAAGCGTAATCCGATCACCGAATACCAGATGGACCTGGTGGATCGGGGCTACCTGGTGGAGTCGTGGCAGGGCGTCCGGGCGAATGAATCAGACGCCCGGCGCTGGCTACCTCATTACGAGATACTGAGCGCCGACATGGCGATTTACCGGCCGATCTTGCGCTGGGAGGTAGCTGACGTCTTCGAGGCTCATCGTGTCGCCGGCATCCTGCCGAACCCACTCTATAAGCAGGGTATGAATCGCGTGGGCTGCATGCCTTGTATCAACTGCAGCAAAAGTGAGCTGGCGCAGATCGCTCGGCGTTTCCCCCAGCACATTGAACGGATCGCCGCCTGGGAGCGCCTCGTTTCGCGGGTGTGTCGGCCTCGCTCTCCCGTCTCCTTCTTCCATAAGGGCACGCAGGGACACAGCGGCCAGGCCTCGACGATTGAGCACATTGTCCAGTGGGCGAAGACCTCGCGTGGCGGCCGCCAGTTTTCATTGCTGTCGGACCTGGAAGAGCCTTCTGCATGTTCATCAGCATATGGCCTGTGCGAATAGGAGAGAGAATTTATGCTCGCAATAAAAAGTCCTGCTGCCTGGGGCCAGCTTCTTCGAATGCTGGCCGAACAGGTAGCAAATGAAGTTCAGCAGCAGGTGCCATCGCAGAGTGGCATCGATGATCCCGAAACGGCAATCTATATTGAGCACCATGAAAGCAGCGATCTACGCACGCTATAGCACAGACAAGCAGCGCGAGGCCTCCATCGAGGACCAGTTCACCATCTGCGCCCGGCACGCCGAGCGTGAAGACCTCGAAGTGGCCCAGCGCTACAGTGACGATGGTGTGTCGGGCTCAACTCCGGTAAGCCGGCGCGCAGGTGGAGCCCGGCTGCTCATGGATGCGTTCAACGGTCGTTTCGACGTGCTGATCGTGGAAGGCCTGGACCGGCTGTCGCGCGACCAAGTCGAGCAAGAGCAACTGGTGCGCCGCCTGGAGCATCGCGGCATCGTCATCATCGGCGTGGCCGACAGCTACGACAGCCGCATGGGCGGCCGCAAGATCATGCGCGGTGTGCGCGGGCTCATCAATGAGATGTTCCTCGATGACCTGCGTCACAAGACCCACCGTGGCCAGGCTGGCCAGGTCGAACGCGGCTACGCCGCTGGCGGCAAGTCCTACGGCTATGACATCGTGCGCGACCACCTCGGCAGCAAGTACCAGGTCAACGATGAACAAGCTGGCTGGGTGCGCTGGATCTTTGGGCGCTATGCGGAAGGCTGGAGCGTCCAACGCATCGCCCATGAACTCAACGCCCGCAAAGTCCCCTCCCCACGCGCCAGCACTTGGGTGGTATCAGCAATCTATGGATCTCCGAACAAGGGTAGTGGCATTCTCAACAACTGCCTGTATCAGGGTCTGTATATCTGGAACCGCTCGCAGTGGGTGAAAGATCCAGACACCGGCAAGCGGCAGCGCGTGGACCGGCCGCGCGAGGATTGGCGAGAAATCCAGGTCCCTGAGCTGCGCATCGTCGATGAAGATCTGTGGCAGACCGTGCGCAAGCGGATCGACGGCCGGCTACCTGGCCGCAAACAGGGCGCGCCGGTAAGAACCTTGTTCGGCGGCCTGATGGCCTGCCCATATTGTGGTGGGGCCATCGTGGCTATCAATTCCCGGCTGTATGGCTGCGCCAACAGAAAGGATCGCGGGCCAACGGTTTGCAAAGGCATTCACTTCAAGCGGGAGACCGCGGACAAAAATCTGCTGGACACCTTGCGCGATGAACTGCTCTCCCCTGCCGCGCAGGAACAGCTGCGGCGCCAAGTGCAGGCCATCCTGACCGAACGCCAGCGCAGCAGTGTGGCCGAGGGTGCGGCAGCGGCGGGCCGACGCAAGGAACTGGATGGGGAAATACAGCGCCTGGTGGATGCCATTGCCAGCATCGGCGCGTCGCAGGCACTGGCGGACCGCCTGCGTGTGGCCGAGACCGAGCGCGCCCAGTTGGCGGCGAACAAGCCGAGGTCGGGCCAGGATGGGCCATCTGCAGGAGAAATCGGGGAAAGGATCAAGAAGACGCTGGCCAACCTAGAAAGCGCCCTGGCCGCTGACGTGCAGCAAGCGCGCATACTGGTGGCCGAGCTCTATGGGAAAATCGATGTCGTCGCCGAAGGCGAGAGTGTCTACGCCGAATACAACAATGCCGCTGAGAAACTATTACTAGCTTCTAGCGGCATGTCTCTAAAACTGGTTGCGGGGGCAGGATTTGAACCTACGACCTTCGGGTTATGA